GTGGCGTACTCCCATGTGATCTTGTCTGCTTCTGCGCCTGCGGCGATAGCGGCGTTGACCGTGGTGAGAAGTCCACCTTGGTGTAGTGCCAGACGTGCTTGACGCATGGTTACTGTGGTGGGGATTGGTGCGGGTGGTTCGATGTATGGGTCAGGCGTGTTGCCTTCTGCAAGCCAGACCTTGTATTGCTCGTAGTCGGAGTTTCCGTCAACGAATGGAATAAACCCAATGTCGGAGAAGACACCGTTGTTGTCTTTAGCAAGTTGGTAATTCATCTTATAACTCCGCAGAAGCAGTCCAGTTGTATGTCATGCCGTAATAAGTTGTCACCCCACCCGTATAGAGAAGGTTCAGCATTGTTGTGTCGCTTCCGTTGTCGAAGAAGGCTATGTTGCTTACGTTGCCGCCGACAGCGTTATTTATCATTGTTACCTTATTGGCATTAGATGAAGCATCTGTGGTTGCGATTGTTGGGGTGATTCGTTTAACTACGGCAAAAGGTTTGCTCGTCCCGATATATGCTGTACCACCCGCAGGGAAATACTCCTGCACCCGACCCTTCTCGTAATACCTCTGACACAACGCCAATTCAGTCTGATACGGACGCTGTTCAAATGCGGTTGCGGTTGAGCCGACTTCTAGTTGTACACCTGTGACAAATAGCGTTGCAGAGGTGGTTCCAACAACGGATACTGCGCCTGTTGCTGACGGATAGTTTCCCGCCGCCCAAGTATTAGCCGTGCCAGAATAATTGGCACCTGCGCCCAAACTAAATGTCACATACAGACCCAGACTGCTGTCCGTTGTCCATGTCCCAGAGGTATCTCCCGGAATTGTTATGCTAACCTTAGTCCACGTTGCGGCTGTCAATGACGGGGTTAAGAACGGGTAACTTCTATTTCCGGCACCATTTCTAATGGATCCACCAATAGTCCCTCCTTGGGAACTATTTATCCAGAACGATAAAGTCACCGTCTTGGCGTTGGCTGTACCCCATGCAAAATCTTGGATGTTATAACCTTCAACGGTTTGGTATATTTGAAAAGCATCTGTCGCAAGTACGGAGTATGCGCTTGCGCATTGCGCACCGAGAACATAAGGAAACCCACCGGAAGCATAATTTACGGTTCCAAAGTTTCTTGCTAATGTGAATTTTCCTGACTGCGTAGCGTCATACTTCCAACGATCAATGGTGTACCCAACAGTAGTAGTGTTTCCACCATTGAACCTCTGGTCAATCCGCATATCGCCATTGATAATCCGATTCCTGAACCCACCGAGTTGACCACCGTTGATACTAGCGACACCCGCTACATTCCCTGATCCGTCCCATGTGAGTACGTCTGATCCACCCATAGTGAGGACGCCTTGGGTTCCACCTGCGTTTGTTTTGATTCCTGCGCTTGCCATGTGTTATACCTCGTATGAACCGTTGATGTAGAGAGCGTCAACGGATGTATCCATTGCAATAGGGATTGGCGCGCCACCCCCTGTTGCTGTTGAATACAAGTAGTACGCCGCTTCACCGTTATTTACGTACCCCCACGGGTAATGCCCCGCAGTCATCAGCAGGTTATTGGCGGCGACTGTGCATACGCACCCAGAGAATGTTGCATTGGCGGTATAAGGAAGACCCGTAATCTTTAAGTTGCCTGTTCCTGTGTGGGCGGACCATGCTGTTACGCAACTGAAGAACACTCTCCGACCTATCTTTGTGTACCGCCCAGTTCTCGTCCCATAAGTTCCTACCCCTGCCGTGGTTGTTCCCTCTGTAACAGGAACCCACGTCCCTTCCTCATAGTCGGTAAGAATCTCACTTGTTACAGTTCCAGAACCATCAGACGTTGCGGAGAAGTCTATACCCACTCCACTTGCCATAACGATGTTCGCGGCAGTAGTTGATCCAGTTCCAACCAACGTACCCGTAGCACTAGGCAGTGTGACCGTGATCGCAGAACCTATAGACGGTGCGGTTAGATCAACGGAGCCGCCACCGGAGGAGTTTAGTTTCAGGCTCATGCTGATGCCCCCTTGATGATTGCGAAGTTGATTATCGGGGTGTCCGAGGCTGTTCCAGATACTGCCGCGAACCAGACTTGGAAGTTTCCCGTTTGCGCTCTGGTGGTAAACGAATAGAAATTCGTTGAATTATTTAAAGAGAGAACAACAACATCAGATGCAGATACCAAAGAGTTATTTACCGTAAACGATTGCCACGTTGCTGTACCTGCGGCAGTAAACATCGTGATCTGCCCAGTTGGCTTATTGATCGTCACCGCAGTAGTCCGTGATGTTGCTTGCGTTACCGTGCCGCCTGCGCCTGTGCCGTACCCAAGTGCCGCACTGGCACTGACAGACTTGATGGTTCCGTCACCGTCAATAGCCGCAACTTCGGTACCAGAGTAGTTAACAAAACTGGCAATCCGACCAGACGCTCCGTTGTTTGCCCCGCCACGGATCACTGCGCCTGTAGCGATTCCAGAACCACCTGCGTTATGCAGGTACGCCCCTACTTCTGCACCAACTGCCGTGTAGGAGTGAAGCCTATAGGATGGGGTAATCCCAATACCAACATTCCCACTCGCATCCTCCTGAATCGCAGTGGAGTCGATGCCAGTTGTTCCGTTAAGTACAATACTCATTTATAACCCCTAAACAATAGTCCAGACCGCGTTCGGGTCGATGGTAACCGTTACCCCTGCGGCAATCGTAATTGGTCCGGCAGATACGGCATTATAAGCCCCCAAGAGCGTATAGTTGGTAGTCACGGTCTGGTTGTTCAGATGAAAAATACTATCTGAACCACCGCCCTTTGCGCCACCCACACTCAGCATTTCTGGGGTGATAGACCCAGCAGGGATTGTGGACCCAGCAGGTTGATTGCCAGCGTAACTCATAGTGTGCCCGCCAAAGTAAACAGGTTGTCCAGATCGGTTTCGGTCAAGTTGAGTGCCGTTGCCATGTTGGTCACCAGTGCATCATCCCGCTTCACTTCAGTGGCGTACTCCCATGTGATCTTGTCTGCTTCTGCGCCTGCGGCGATAGCGGCGTTGACCGTGGTGAGAAGTCCACCTTGGTGTAGTGCCAGACGTGCTTGACGCATGGTTACTGTGGTGGGGATTGGTGCGGGTGGTTCGATGTATGGGTCAGGCGTGTTGCCTTCTGCAAGCCAGACCTTGTATTGCTCGTAGTCAGCGTTGCCGTCAGCGAAAGGGATTACAAGTCCGTCATCACGCTGAACGGAGTTGCCGAGGTGTGTCAGTGTGTATGCCATGCTATAACTCCGCAGAGAACGTAAATGGAGAACCACCAGAACAGTAGGTTTGGTATTGACCTGCGGCAGTTACTTGAAGCGTCATATCGCACGAATCTGCCGATCTGGTATTCAACGATTCAGTTGCCGCCGTTACGTTTGATCTCGTCCATGTAACTCCCGCCAAAGACATACTAGGAGCAATCCGCATGGTTACTGGGAACTTGATTTGTCCGTAATATACAGCCCCTGCCGCTACCCTGTACCCATAGGCATTTATTGCTGTGGTTGTCGGGTCAATCTGCCAGTAGTACCTCTGACACAGCGCCAGTTCAGTTCCATACGGACGCTGTTCAAACTCGGTTGCGGTGGAGCCGATTTCTAGTTGGAACTCGCTAACCAGATACGATTTTGATGCTACCGAGTTTGCTGTATCGTCATAGATTGTAACGGCTAGTCCGAGAGATGCTTCAGCCGCGCCAAGTGTGTATGTTGTGGAAATAGTTGTGCAAGTGTTGTTGGCGACAGGAAGCGCACTTGACGTGTGGATAGATGTTGTTGCCGTGAACGTGTCAATCGTAGACGTTGGCTTGAGCAACTGTATTTTGAAGTTACGGGAACCTCCCGTGTTCTGGTACACCTTGCAACTAACCGTTATTGTTTTGCCATTCAGGTCGATTACGTTTGCTGACTCGAGCCTTGTTTGCGCGAGGAACTGCCCAGTTGTCCAAGTACCGTCTGGTGTTCCTATCGCCGTGTTACTCGTAAATCCGATGGCTTGCGCTGTAGTCGTGCCGTTGAGCGTTCCAGATACCGTAGTGCCGCCAGAAATGTATACGATCCACCTATCAGCAGAACCGTAAATATTATTGGTTGCGGTCAGGGCGACACCAGTTCCGCGCTGTCTTACAATCCCAGAACCATTGATAATCCGATTCCTAAACCCCGCGAGTTGACCGCCATTCAGGCTGGAAGCCGTATACGCATTCGCCGTGGTAAACACATCATCGGCCAACATTGCATTTTGAATTTTAGTGGTCATACATTAGACCTCGTACTGGAAGTTGAAGTAGATATACTTGTTTGTCCCAGTTGGGCAGTTTGCTGTGGTGATCTGTGTACGCTGGCCGTTGGTTGCGTTGTTGTGCTCTATAAACAGTGTATTAGATGAAGCTTGCACAGACGCATAGAATGGGCCGACAAGACTAGACCATGTGCCCCCATCAAGAGCGATTGGGATTACGGTTGTTTTTGCAGATTGGAATGGAAGCGCACCTGTAATCTGCAACGACCCAGATGCAGTACCTAGCGTAAAGGAGGAAGTAAGAATCTTTCCTTGCACTAAACAACGGTTGCCTATCTTCGTGTAGCTGACTTCTCTCGTGGAATAGGTAACCGCTAAAGTCCCCGGTGTGGTAAACGTCAGAGCAATGCCTGTATCGGTTACTGTCCCTTCCTCATAATCATCCAAGGTGTTCGGATCAGTGGACGCAGATTGAGTCGCCGGAAACTTAATTTGCCCACCCTGATTGTCGATCAAACCAGTGGTTGTCGGGGTTGCAATGGTCGGGCTAGAGATAGTAGGTGTAGTAATAGTAGGGCTTGTTCCGCGAACGATTGATCCTGTACCAGTTACTGGTGAGGCAAAGCTACTGTCAATTACGCTTCCGCCGCTGGGTACGGTCGCGGTCCCTGACAATGCAAGAGCTGCGATGATTATGTTTAAGCCAGATGCGGGGGCGGTCACAAAGGTGACGTTGGTCCCGGACTGCGTGAAGTCGCTACCCGCCAACTGAACAACTCCACCGACAGTAACCAAGATGCTATTGATGGTAGGCGGTGTCCAAGTCAAAACGAACGTGGCGGTGGTGCCGTCACCCACGTCTGTGTAGACTGGGTTGTTGCTGTAGATTAGCGGGTTACCTACCATGCTCATGATCTGTTACTCCAGATAGGCTGCAATTGCGTCGCAGGAGGTTGCCGTGTTGCTGATGACGCACAACTGGTCGCCGTTGTTCAGAACCACCTTGTCGATGTCACCGTTGATCACAACGATTGCACTCCCAACCGGAACGTCTGCGCCCATCGTTGCTGGGGTTGCACCACCAACAAGGTAGTAGTTGGTTGAGCTGCGCTTGATGTAAGCGCAAGCCTTAATGGTTGACGCAGTAGTGTTTGAGATCCGCAGACCGATCACAACGACGCCGTTTGCGGCAGACGTGTAAATGATCTGTTCCGAAGTCCCTACGTTGCGATGCAGTGAGTTATTAAAAGCCATTTACTTCTCCTTAACCTAACGCCAAAGCCATCGCTTGGGCTTCTGATAATGTGCCTAGTGCGACCCGTGCAGCCGCCGCAGTCGTTGATCCGGTACCGCCCTGTGCGACAGCCAACGGGGCAACCAGAGTCAAGCCAGCTGATGTCAGAGTCGCCACATTTGAGCCGCCAGCGGTGAACCCGATTTGGTTCGGCGCCGCCAGATACATGCCCGTGTCGGTGTCTGCGCTGAATGCAACAGCAGGGGCTGATGCACTGCCTGAAGTGAACAGGCCGGAGGTGGTAAACACGGTCTGCGCGTCCAGCACGTTGGTGCCATCGCAATATAGGATGACCCGATTGTTGGCCTGAATGCTGATACCAGACCCAGCAGACGTTTTCACGGTGAGGGAATAAACGCCAGTGGTGCTGTTATCGATGTACCAGACGGTGACGACGTTCGGGACGATGACGTTGATGTTGGCTGTCAGGGCGCCAGTAAACTTGATGATCTTGTATCCGGCCTCGGTGCCAGTTAGCGTGACATTGGAACCGCCGGCCACGTTCTTGACCAGTTGGCTGTAGGCAAAGATGGTCGAGCGGCCAATACCGACCGTGTACCAAGCGGTACCGGAGCAGCAGATAATGCACGACTCATCAGGGGCAAGCTGGATGCTGCCTTGACCATCAATAAGATCTGCACCGGCAGCATCAACTGTGGTGGTCCCAGCCGAGATGTTGCGAAGCAGAAAGAAGAAATCGTTACCGATACCGGATGCAGCTGGCAAGCTGATCGTAGCTCCGGCGCTATCCAAATACAGGATCGAGCGGTCACCCGCACCAATCGTAAATGATGTTGCGCTGACAGATACCGTGTGACTTTGGTTAAGCGTGGCACCAATGGCCTTTAAACCGTAGCCAGCAAGCGATGCGGCGTCTGCGGTGCTACTGCCTACCCCAAATGCCACCGCCGCCCATGCGCCGTTTACGGTCGAATTATCGGTCAGATACACGTACTTTGACTGACCGGAGGCGACCGTAGTGATCGTGTTCCCGCCATTGTCGGCAATGGTGATTGAGTCTGCACCAAAGTTGCGGATCAGAGAGTCCTGCCCAGTGGCCGCCTGATTTGCGGCAGGCATGGTGATAGTCAGCAGCGGAAGGGTCGGCGTAACGTCCATGATACGCGCTACAACGTCACCAGTGGCTGTGAAGCTGGGCCACTCTAGGGTGACGTCAGCCGACAGGGTAATTGCTCTGTACGATACCTCGGATGGGGTAACTGGCGAGCCGCCAAAAGGATCAACGTAACTCATCGGACCACTGAACTCCTATCGAGGTTGCGCCTGTTCTCTTCTGAAGTAAGGCTCTGGGCGGCACGGTCATAGATTGCCTGCCACTGTTGCACCATCTCCAAGTTCTTCAGGAACGGTTGCGCTTCAAGCATGCAGGCTGACAAAATCAGTTGCGGACAGTATTCGGTTGTCCAGTTGGTTTGATTCTCTGACGAGAGAGGCTCTGGGCGCTCTCTGTAGACCAATTCAAACGGGTATGCATAGTCTGGGGTGCCTACCACCAAGAAATGGTCTTGGTCGTAGTTTGCGTAGTATCTGGGGGCACCTTGGACAGTAGGATCAGGCCAATAATTACGGCACCACTCATAAGTGCGCTCAAAAAGATTGGTGCGAGATAGATTGCCAGTGCCAGTGCCATAGTTGAAGCTGATTGTTTCGCGCCATCTGGCGGGCTTCTCGATGACCGGCTGACCGACCGTCATGGTGTTGGTCACGATGCGCTGCATGCCAAGGTTCTGGACCTCAGCGGCGATGCGGTTCTCGGCCATCATCACAAAACGGGGAAGTTGCGTAATGAACGGGTTGTCTTGACGGTCAACATACACAGTGATGTCGTTTATCAAGCTGTCATATGTCATTGCCGCAGCAGTCATTTACACCCCTCGATTACAGCCTGTTGACCTTCAATGAATATTTTATCACGTTCACGGTCCACAAGCAGAGCTTTTACTTGTTCCCATACAGGCGATTCAGCCCCCAGAATCGCAAACGTAGAAGGCTCGCGTGTAGGTTCCCAAGTGACGCAGCTAACCGGTACAGGAATCTCAACGAACTTCTCCTTTACGAATGGATTTGTTACGCAGGCCGTCAGGCTACTTACGATAATCACGCAGCAAACGCTTCGCAGCATCGCAGTCTCCTTCACTTGGGTTCGGGGTCCATGAAATGAGGCCACCAGCGAGCTTTTGATATTGCTGCACGCTGCTTTCGTATTTCTTCCTCCACATAGCTGCGGATTCTTGCTTCCTCTTGCCTTCTGCCGAGACCGTCTCTAATGCGGCTACCAATCGCGCAGTTTTCGCCTTCTCCATTGAGAGGGAAACAGCGGTTTGTGCAAGCTCCGCATTGGTAGCTTCTAGCTTGTTGTTCAAGGAGCTGATCTCGACTTTCAACGCGCCGATGTACAAGCCTGCCACCAAGGCGATCAGGCCAAGGCCAATCGCGGTTTTGTTTTGCCAGAGTAGATTGGTCAGCCACATTACTTGGGTTCCGTGTCACGTTTTAACATTAGGGCACCGCCACCAGCAGCAAGTAGGCTGCCAACACCGATGCCGTACTTAACAATATCAAATGGAGTCTTAAGGAAGATGAGGTCGTAACCAGCATACCCAAGGCCAGCCAGAACAGAGAGAACCCAAAGATAACGTCCAACATCGTGAGTTTCACCATCTACCCCAGTAAAAATGTCTTTTAAGATGCTCATGCTCTTAACCCGTTTGAATAGCTGGCGATACCGTCAGTGAAATGCGCAGACATGATCTTGCGGCGTTTCGTTGGAGCAAAGCTGATGTGCACCCATGCTCCCTCTTCAATCAGCTGGTCAAACTCGATCTGGGAGGCCGCGATTGTCTTGCAGATCTCTATCGGCGGACCGAACTGTCGGCACGTAAAATCCGCCGCGTAGCCCTCCATATGCGCCGAGGTTTTGGACCCACCAATAGCTCGATTGAGTACAATATTACGATAGCCGGAGTTGATATGCAGAGGATAGCCAAGAAGAGTGCGAACCTGCTCAAGCCCTCTTGCAAGAGTCTCAAGACAAGGTACGATAGAAGGCGGCGGCGCGTTGTCAATGCCCAGTCGTACAGCGGTCGATGAGAACGTGAGTTCATCAAGGCTGAAGTGTTCTGTCAGTTTTCTCATTCTCTACCTTCTGGTGCATTGGAGTAGGCTCGTCATCCCAGCATGATTCACAGCGGGTGTCTGACACGCCACGGTAGTGCTCATAAGGCTCGCCACACTTTGTGCAGCGCATTACGCGCCTAGTCACGTCTTCCTTCACTTCTGCAACGCTTCCATCTTCTGTTCCATGATCGTCAGCCTGCGCTCTTGATCCTGATTGCTGTGGAACTGGTACCCAGTAACCGAAAGAATTATGACCTGAGCCAGACCGACAGCCCAGAGGATTACGGCGTCTCTTCCCTTGCTTTGGTTAATGTAGGCGTGCACCTCGGTTTTGATCCCATCAGTGGTGGTGTTGAACCTGTCCGCTGCGTCCTGCACGTTCTTTACGATTGAGGCGTGCTCTTCAGCCTCGGCTGTCAGATGCTGGTTACGCCATGCATTGTGATCATCAACTTTATCCCAAACCTTGTTCAGCTCAGTACGAAACGTCCCGCTGATGATAGACATTTCACGTATCGCAGTTTCAATTGAAACGATTTGATCCAGCTTAGCCTCCATCCGGTCAAGCCTCTTCTCCATCGCCTCAAATCGAGGATTAAGCTGATGATCGTCCATACGTCTGTTTTCCATTTTTGTTGTTAATTAGTAACCGCAATGTCAGTATCCGGACGCGGAAAACGAAGGCTGATATCCTCAGTCTTACGCGGAGAAAGGCGCCACGGATCCTTTGTGTCCCAGCAGTCCTTGCATACGCGAAGACCGGGGCTGTTACCGTCTGCGCGCAGGGCGTCATACGGCATCTTCATCTTGCATCTGTCGCATACGGCGATTGCCGCAGTGGCGCCCGAAGGGACGATGAACTTGGCCATTATCGAGTGTAAACCCCGATGTTTGGCGCCAAGAATATCGGGCTGCCATCTACCTCGCCGGCCTCGGCATTAACGAGCGCCTGAGCTGCCTGCATCTGACACAGCTGAATGCGGTCCTGCGGCACCGTAGGGGTCTCCACGGCGCACATGGCGGCATGTTCCCAGCTCACAGCGTCAAGCCAGCGATCAGGCACCTCTATGGTGGCCGTCATGCTGTTCCCAACGTCTTGGATCTGGCGATGGGTACGGAATACCAGACAGTTAGTCTCGACGCTTGGCACTGGCCACAGCGTGATCGTAGGGGTCATCAGGCGGTCATAGAAATACTGGAGGCACGGTGTACCCTCAAATCGCTTGTCTGGCAGCGCAGAGTAGTCGTCACGGTTGAGCGGCTGCATGACCAAATCCGTGTAGGATCCGACCAGAGTGACCGACATCGCGGCGACAGTGTGGACAGTAGAGATCGTCAGGCGATAGTACTGGTAGTTGCCGGCTGTATTCAGCGAGACCCAGTAGTTCTCTTGGAGCGTGTAATTCGCAAGCGTAACGGTCTTCAGATCCACAAAGGTGATGCCGTCAGTGGATCCGGCGAACGTGTAGCTGACGCCAGTGTAGTTGCTGGTCGTGATGAGGCCGAACTGGACAACCTGTTGCGCCTGACCAAAGTCCCAGTCAATGGTGGTCGTTCCTACCGTCGTTGTGGCCGGCGTTACGCTGGAGATATTGCGATACGAGGCGTTCAGGATGTCTAGCGTGCCAGTAGGCATGTCGTAGGTAGCCTTGTGGCCCTTAAGCCCGATCAGCGGCTGATCTACGCACCAGAGATTGATGCCACGGTTTGAGAAATTATTGAACAGGAGGAAGAGATTCTCCCTCGCCACATCAATAAGTTCAGGAGTAATTGCCCCCGTAGGGATACCACACCTACGGTAGGTCTTTTCAATCAGCTTGGCTATGTCTAGCTGAGTTGTCCCGACAGTTCCGCTGGAGGCCATTTATACATACAGGATGTTAAATGTTCCCGTACCGGAAACGATATTTAGGTAGAGGCCATTCTTTGATTTGATGCCAGCGCCACCGAAGTGGATGACCTGACCAGCCGATACGGCGGTCACAGAATCATAGATAAGGGTTCCAGACGCCGCCGAAGCGTTGTCGTAAATCTGAATAATTGCGGTGGTAGACGCGACAACAACGATCCCGTAAAACTCTCCGGGGGCATTGTCAATAACGCCACTTGCAGACGCTTGCGCGTATTGGACCTGTTGGGTAACTAACATTTCAAACCCCTTAAAAGTTGGGGAGCCGAAGCTCCCCGCCTATTATACCGCCTGAATGTACTGGATGGTCACCTTGGTCACACCGTTAGCAGCAGGAGTGCCTGCGGCAAAACGGAAGTAGACCGGGGTAATGCCACCAGATCCAGCACCAATGGTTGCAGCACCAAACAGCAGGGTGGCATTAACGACGCCCTGCGCCTTACATGTGACTGCGGCCACGTAATCAACCCCGCCAGCGGTAGAGCCGGCTTGGATGGTGTATGTGGTTGAACCCTGCGCTACAGTGGTTACAGCGCGGATGCTGGTGATTTCTGCCAATGCTGGCAGGTACACAATTTGATCAACCGTCGCGGCAGGTGCCACGCCAGTATTATCAATGGTAAAGGTTTGAGAAAGAACAACCGGACCACCAGCGGTAACCGATGCAGCACCTTCGCTTGCACCAACGCCTGCTTTGACCGGACCCGTGAAATATGTAGTCATTTTAGTCTCCTAAAAAGGTGGGGCTGAATCACTAAGACCCAGCCCCGATTCACCACGGAGCCTTATGCGCCGACGTTGTAGTAGAAGGCGCGGGGATCGGTCCAACCAATACCATAACGCTCGGTTGCCTTGTAACGGACGGAATCCGTTTCAAAGTCGCCTTCCATGCTCTTTTCCAAGCTACGGCGGGTCAACAGCTTGAGACCTTCCGGAGCGTCAGTCTTAATACCCCACTGAACTTGGGATACCAGACGGGAAAGGATAGCGGTATCGCCACCCAGAGCACCCATCGACTTGATCGGGTTGATGTCGTTGTTGGCGGTGCCAGCACGCAACACGCTCTTCAGCAGGACTTCTGCTTGGAGGGCGTTACCGTTGGCAATAACCAGCTTTTCAGGATTGAGGCGGATCTTCTTGCCGTTGTTGTCCACAGCGCCACGGATGGCGATGATGGCCTGTTCCAGAGAGGTCTGGGACAGAGCAGCGGAGGTCAGCAGGTTGCTGAAGGTGCCGCCAACAATCGGGTGGGAAGCGGAAGCCAGAGCGACACCGTCACCGCCAAGGTACGAACCGTTGTTCGCACGATTGATGATGTTGGCTGCCAGAGTTTCCTTGGTCTCAATCATGGACTGAGCGAGGTGCTTGGAGTAGGTTGCGCCGATACGGATATGATCTCCGTCTTCGGTCAGAACCTTGGTCAGGGCAAATGCCAGACCATACACCTTGTACAGGTAGCGCTGAGTGAACAGAACACCACCAGATTGGTAGGTGACTGCCATACCGTCAGGCAGTTCCGGAGCAGCGCCCATACCGTAGAGCACAGGCTCTTCGTGGTAGCTACGCGGGATACCGGCCTGCTGGTCGAATACTTGCTTCCACTCATCAGAACGTTGGTTATAGACACCGTCGAACGCTTCGTTAAGAATGGGTTCAACAATTGCACGGAAATCCGTACTACGCATTGGAGTAGCCATTAGACACCTACCTTATTGCCGAAGGCAATTTGAGATTGAGCGATGGTGACTTGCACAACAGTGTAAGCATCACCGGGAGCATTATCAACGCCACCGCCAAAACCGATAATACGGAATTGAGACTGGGTGGTGCCGTTAGGTGCAGCCAGAGTCGTGGTGGCCAGACCGGTAGCAGTAGAGCCGGACAGGGCAGACACGTTAGCTTCTTCACCAATGTTTGCTTGGGTCACAGAACCGACGTCCTGAACTTCAAAAACAGTGGTGTAGTCGTCAATCACCCAAGCAACGATGTTGGTTGCGGTAGTCGAAGCGGGCCAGTAGTTAGACACAGTGGGCTTGCCGGTTGCGTCGTTATACTCGCAGCCAACGAAGATGCCCAACAGGTCGCCAGTGGTGCCGGCGTTGGTGATGGTGCCGCCAGTGCCTTCCAGCATGACGGGATTACCAGAGTAGATCGCGGTGGCATAGCCAGACGCAATCGTGTACTTACGCGGGCGAATAACGCCAGAGGGGTTATAAGCTGCGCGGAAGCCAAACGGAGCAGAAGTAGCGCTCATAGTATAGGTTCCTTATCAAAGAAAATTTGGGGTACGCATTTGTGCACCAAGATCATTGAACCCGTCGCCTTCAACATGACCCAACGGACGACCGTTGGAGTCTTTCTGCCCAGTCACCATAGAATCCTTAATGCGGCCTTCTTCTTCAAGCGGGGCGTAGTGATGCAGTTCCGCCATCATGTCTTGATAAAGGTCATTAGGGATCTTGAACAGGAGCATTTCGTTGCAGGCCACCATGCCTTGAAATTCGCCTTCCTTTGCTGCTAGGTATTCAAAGCCCGGAACTTCGGATGGCAGAACCGGCGAGTACCCCATACGGATACGCTTTTGGATCGGGTCATACGAATTGGTTGAGCTTAACCAGCACAAATGGAAGCCGGGAACTTCCGGCGGGGTGGGCAATGCTTCTTGCGTCCACTCGTTTCTAAACTTACGACGTTCAGATACAGTGAAAGCTGTACCGTCATTATCTTGACGACGAACATCCTCGGAGGCACGATCATCACGACCCGCAGCGGCGGATCTCTTCAAACGTGCGTCTTGATTGGCTTCAGCCATGTCATTTCTCCTTGCAGAAATAATATCTTAAATTAGTCAATTAGTAAACAATTTATCGGGATGCCTGAGACTTGTCATACTCTCGGTAACGTTTGATCATTGCATCACGCTTTACCGGATCATCCCACGCCCCAGCCTCCTTAATCGCGGCAACGCGATCAGCCGACAGCTTGAAGCCGCCGCCACCGGATTGAGAGTTTGCGCCCTCACGACCGGAGCTGGTGACTGGTGAGCTGGAGCGACGCTGCACTGGCGGGCGTGCGTAACGGTGCGGCAGGTAGCGCTTGAGACGACTGTCCAGCTCGTCCCAGTACTCAGGCTGACGCGGATCCCAGCCCTCTTCGGCCATGGACTGGTCAACCGTCAGTGCAACACGGCTGTCAGGATCAGAGCCAGAAGGATCATACCAATTGTGCTTGTCCATCCACGTTTCCGCGTTACGGCGGAGCATCGGATCGATAGGACTATGTGTCTCGGCTTGGCGAGTCTGTTGCACTGCGTTTCGCTTAACATTTACGAGGTGCTCCGCGTGTCTGGTTGCCTGATACAGCTTCTCGGTTGCCTCGGCTACCGTGGCGCCATCGCCGGCCTCGGTGGCCAGCTTGATCTGCTCCTTCAGGTACCCAACGGCGCGACCGGTCTGCTCGATTGCCTGATCCAGCTGGGCGAACTCGCTGCCCTGCGCGCGGCGCTCAAGGACGGCCAGACGCTGCTGGAGGTCTTCATTCTCCTTGCGCAGCATCTCACGCTCACGGCGAGTCTGGGCTTCACGCTCGCGCTGCGCTTCCTTCTTGTGCTTGCGCTCCTCACGACGGCGCGCGCGAATAGCTTCACGATCCTCGTCAGAGTCATCCGCGCCTTCACTGGAGGCAGACTCGTGCTCGTTATCGTCCTGATCCTCGCCCTCGTCGTCCTGATGTTCATCCTCCTCATCCTCGACAAGCTCCGCGTCCTTGATGTCTTCGTCATCTTGGTAGTCTTCACGATCTGCTGCCATGCTAATTTCCTTTCGGTTCAAAAGTTATACTACTTTTACGTGCTAATGTTTGCTTCATCGTTGCACTTATCTTTGCGCGAGTTTCTTCTGAAACTGTTTTTCCAGTGTGTGACTTGGCCATCTTCCGCCTTGTCTCGGCTGAATGGTTCTTGCCGTACAATGGGTGATTTTTACCACTCAGTTTGTTGGACATCTTTAAAAGTTCTTCTTCGGTGTGCTTGGTCCCATATCTAGGACTTTTTTCCCCGCGCAATTTGTACGGCTTCCCCTTCTTTGAAGCAGACATTTTTTGTCTAGTCTTGTCAGAATGGGACAGCCCTGTGATGCCTTCTCCGCCATCAGTCTTGTTACAAAGGTTGAAACCTAATGCTCTAAATTCAGAGATCATATTGATCTCGTCTTCCAAAGCATCTTTTTCTGTTTCAAACTCTTTCCACAGCACCGTTATGCCATCTACCCCATGCTTAGCTACAACACGCTGATAGTGCATGTTGTTTTTGTTAAGCGTCATGGCGCGTTTCAACGTTCCTTTTCCGACATAAAAAGGAGTGTTGTCTGGCCTATAGTGGACATACGAAGTTATCACAGTAGAAATGCCTTCTGTTCAAGCGGATTGCCTGTGATCTTGGCAATGATCTGATGATCATTCAGGATCACACACATAACGCGAGAGTCCTTATCATTTGGGTCTGGAACATAAAATCGATCCCCGTCCCAGCGACTAATGCGAACATAATCGCCCTCGTAAACCCACTGGCCCTCAGTCCAAAGAGAACCGGTATCACGATTGCGAAAAGCCAAGGGGCCAAGGGATATAACGCGAGCAGTTTGCACATTCCATTTCTCCGTCTCTTTGGTGTCTTCAACCAGCAAAAGTCCGGACTTGGTCTTGTTGCTCGTGGATTTAAGCTGGAGAATGACCCGCGCACCGAGAGGCGTCATACCGGGGTCAACTGCGGGGAATGCTTGCTCAATGGTGGCATCGATTTCGATGCCCTCTGCTCCTACTGCTAAAGTCATTGCGACTCTCCTTAAGTTAGTACTTCTCTTCGTCATCTTTCACAAGTTGCTGGATGGTTGCCAGAGCCTGCGACAGACCCTCATGCCGCCCAACGATACGGTTAAACTTCGCCATATCATCCGGCGGGTACTGCACTAGCGACAGCTCCAGCTCACGCTGAGCATCGAGCAGTTGCTTGATCAGTGCTTCCCACATTTATCGCTCCTAAAACAATAGTTGCGCTGCTGCTTCGATTAGCCACTCCTCTTCAGCCGCGTCATCTGCGGCCTGACGGAGAGCGTCCAACACCTTACCCTCTGCCCACATGTCTACAGGCGCATTTTGCACCTGATACATGAAGTTTTGAACGGTAAGCTCTACATTTACGCGACGGACAGGCTCAGCAGAAGGCTCAGGAGGCTGGTTTTTCGGCTGTTTGGCGCGTTTTTCCGGCTTGCCGATGGCTTCTATCACGTATGAGCCGTCGTCCTGCTCTACGAGCCTCTCTGCGACCCGTTTTACCGCAGTTTCAAGCGTTTTTGCTGGCTTGGCGTCGCCTTCCACCATGCCATTCAGCTCGGCAGTGATCTGGGCGAGCAGGAGACGGTTGACGCCGGACTTGCCGACACCGGTTCCGATGGCATTTACGCTGCCAACCATACCATTACCGCCGACACCAGTGATATTTGCGGTCGCATTCGCGGATCCGCCGGTAGCGATGACATCACCTGCCAGACCGGTGCCGCTTACGCCAGTGAGTGAGACGTTTCCGGTACCGGATGTCGTGACATTGCCTACTTGGCCAACGCCGGAGACCCCAGAGAGTGCCGTTGTGACTGTAACGCTAGGCAATACAGCACCAACCAGACCGACACCAGACACCCCAGCGACGGTAACGTTGCCGATACCGGACGCAGTAGCCGTACCAACTTGGCCAACACCAGCCACGCCAGCGATATTGGCGTTCGCGCTACCGCTGCCGGTACCGTTTGCAGTTACCGTGCCCGTCAGGCCGGTTCCAGAGACACCGGACAGAGTTACGTTGCCTGTTCCGGTTTCGGTAGTGTCACCAACTTGACCGACGCCTGATACGCCGGTTACGTTTACTGTTGCGTTTCCTGACGCGGTTGCCGTGACTGCGCCTACTTGACCGACGCCGCTGACGCCAGTGAGCGTGACGTTGCCAGTGCCTGTTTCTGTAGTTGCCCCGACTTGGCCTACACCGGAGACGCCGGAAATGGTAACGTTGCCGGTACCGGTTTCAGCAGTGGATCCGACCTGACCGACACCAGAAACGCCAGTGATTGTGACGTTACCTGTACCTGTCTCGGCTGTTGTCCCAACTTGGCCAACGCCAGCAACGCCCGTGATATTCACGTTGGCATTGACTACGGAGCTTCCGGATGCGGTTACCGTTCCGGCGGAACCTACACCGGAGACTCCAGTAATGGTTGCGTTGCCCGTTCCGGTATTGGTTGTCGTGCCTACCTGACCAACGCCAGAGACGCCAGTTAGATTGACGGTGGCATTACCCCCGCCGCCCGTTGCGGGTAGCGTACTTAGCGGCTGCTCTGATAGTGCCCCGAAACCAAGATTCACTTACGATACTCCGGTGGTAACTGTTGCCGCTCTATCTCGCTGCGGTAGGACTCCATGCAATGATACGGGTCCATGAAGATGAAGTTTATCACCTTGCAGAACTTGTTGCTCTTGCGCCAGCAATAGGCGGATAGCGTCTCGTCAGCCCAACCCGACCCGAACAGCACATTAAAGCACTGATCTACCGATATCCAGAACTGTTTAATCCGCCACATCTGGGTAGCCACCGCGCCAGTCGTATGCCTTCACTTCTTCAATGTCGGTCAGCAACTTGATTGCGTCATTGTGCCGACCATTGGTGCCAGAGATCACCGCCTCCAACCCCGCGAGTGCCTGCGCCTTGCTGATGATCTTTGTCACCAGATCGGCGGTTGTGATGCCACGCGCCTGCGCCTCAATGTCTAGCATGGGGGTCGGGCTGATGCCGTGCCCTTGCGCCTCTGCCAGTTTCAATGACCATGATGCCGCTTCGTATGGTGATGCCGGAGCGAGGAAGGTTGACCGGACATAGGCCGCATAGGCGTCAGACTGTCGGGTCGCAAAAGTGAGCGCCTCTTCAAGGGTGCCGAATTCAATCTCGCCACCGTTAAACGCGCCTTCATTGTTTGCTATTAGCATTTGTCACCTCAAGAAAATGAGCACCACATAACCGTCACCGCCTCTACCACCCAGACCACCAGCGGTTGTCCCAGACC